GTGCAGGCTGAATCCAAGGTGCCGGTATACTTAATATACATTGCACGAGCAGGATCAGTTGAACCATCAGCTACTGTAGACGTATGAGTGTCTGCATTGGTTGTAATTGCTTCAGTTCCAAAACCTAAGGCCTCACCTATCAACTCGAGGTTGGTATTTGTACTTGTGCCCCATGTTCCGCTTTCGTCGCCATTGGCAATCTCTTTTAAGCGAAGGTCGTTAACGTAAGTTGCCATCTAAGCTACCTCTGTCCAGTTTGGTGTCTGGCTTGTATCAACAAGCCCCCATATGTTTATAGCAGTAACTGCCCCAGTTGCGCCAACTCCAGTAAGGCTAAACACCGCCTTACCCGTCACCGTCACGTCGCCAGCACTACTCGTACCGACTACGCCCGTAAGATTAACAGAAGCTGCTGCAGTCGTTGTAACAGTAGTTACACCCCCTGTTGCAGAAACCCCTGTTACAGGCGCTGTAGCGCCCGCTGCGACGGCTGGGGCGGTAACCTGTCCTGTGCTAGAAACACCTATGATTGCAGCGTCTGGGTCAGCGTCAACCGTTCCAGCAGCACCTGTACCGACAACACCCGTGACATCAACGTTGATACTGAGAAGAATCGTAGGCGAACCTAACGTTGCTGTGCCTTCAACACCTGTAACCGGCAGTGTGTTGTTGCTTATCGTGGATACTGTGCCTACAGATCCAGTGCCCTCAACACCTGAAGGTGAGCCGGTTGCACCACCAGTTGCGGTGCCCGTGTTTGATGATCCAGTGCCCTCTACCCCAGTAACCCCTTGAACAATGCTCAAAGAGAAAGAAGGTGTCCCTATCTGCCCTGTGCCCTCAACACCTGTAACGGGGAGGGTATTGTTCGATATTGTGGATACAGAACCGGCAGACCCAGTGGCTGATACTCCCGTGACAGGGACGGTTGCTCCTAACGCAACAAAGACAGACCCTACAGATGCTGTCCCCTCAACACCCGTTACAGCTAGGGTGTTGTTTGTAACAGTAGTGGCGGCAGTGACTGCGCCTGTAGCAGACACACCTGTGACTTCGACGGGCAGGGGTGTTCCCCACGCGCCTTCGCCCCAGCCACCTCTGGCCCAGCCGTTAATTGCCGCCATGTACTAAGTACTAGGCTATTCGGATAATGGCGTTAGACGCATCCGCAGTAGGGAACTGAATAGTAAAGTCACCCGCTGTTGAAGTCTTGTCACCACCAAAATCCAATGCACAAACAGAAGGGTCGCCTGATGCGGAATCATTAAAGATAAGCGCACCCCTCGCCGTGACTGTTGCATTCGAGAACGTAAGATCAGCGAAGTCTGTCAGTGCAGTCGTACCTGATGAAGACGGATCAACACGAGTAAGGGCTGCACCCTTTGCGGTGTAGTTTGTACCCGATACTTCGTTAGATGTCGTGTATGCGGTGGTGCCTGCGCCCAAAGAAGCACTGCTTGTATACAGTGCCAAGTTAAACGTGCTTCCGCCTGAGTTTAGAAAATTGTGTTTTGCTTCCAAAAGCTCTTTCTTGAAAGACGTACACATTGCTGTCGTAATAGCCATTATAGACTCCTTATGATGTTCGCCATATCAGCATGGCCCTGGTTTTCAAATTCAGCGGCAAGAGTAACTCTGTCACTACGAATCGCCTCTTTGACGTAAAATAAAACTGTTGCTCTAACAGCCCTTTTGAATTCGTTTGCTTGTTCCGCAATCAAAGGATGACAGTTTCCGCCTACGCTAACAATCCTATCCGCCGCTGCATCAGACCAAAACTCTGGGTCATGGCCTTTGTGATCGGTGGTGGAGACTAAAACATTACCAACCTCAGATTGAGGCGCTTCAAAAAATGACAACGTTAACCCCTTGCAATGTCGTATCTAATTTCTTCTCTTGCACCATAGCCTTCCCCTAACGCTTTGAGGGCTTCCATGGCCATAGAAAACCTTTGTTCGTACTGGCCAACTTCTTCGGGTGTTTTCAAAAATGTCGCCGCTTCGGCCAGTGTCCCATACAACAAAGCGTCTGGCGCGTTGTCAGACAACCAGGTTGTATCCGTACCAGACGTTGTAGTTAACGACGCTGGGCGATACTTGTAGTGTAACTGGTAGGAATAGTTTGCCGCTGGCGTTGGGCCCAGAAGGAACGTTGTGTCATCAAACAAAGCGTAATATTTAGTCGGGCCTGTTGTTGACGGGTTTGGCGTGTAATCTCTTATGAAAGAAACATGCTTCAACAAAGGGTAGGTGTATTCATTGCTTATGATCAAAGCAAGACTATATGACGCTAGAAAATCAGATGGGGTAGACAGGTATGGATTTCCGCTAGTTCCAATGCCTTCCACATTTTTACGGAACACAGGCAAAGAAACATTCTTCAAAATCCGCTCTTCTGCTTCTTTGATGAACGTATCAAGCTCAGCAACAAACGTAGTTTCTGCGGTTTCGCAATAGTCTTGAACTGTGGATTTTAACGTAGCTAATGTAAAACTCATGTAATCACCACCGTCACTGCTCCAATAGACCCAGTTGCACTGTCTATGCTAAAGGCTGAGCCAATAGGGTCGCCTGTAATAGACATAACCTTGTTTGCATCAATTGTTTTTACAACGCCTTCCCCAGCAACGCTTGAGGCCGATCTGTTGGGTCTTGGGAACCTAAGTCCTTCAGCATCAGAAACGTTTTTAGGCGGCTCTAATTGAGGGTGCTTTGGCTCGTAACACTCTGTGCATACGCGAAACCCAGTCCACTCTTTCTTCAAAGAAGTGTACTTGTACTGAAAGCCGCATCTATCGCAGATGGCAATCGCATGTTTGCCAGAAGCAAAAGACATTACGCTATCCTAGACCTCATGTTAGGCGCCACCATCAAGGAGGCTCTGCTTTGATCTTGATCAGCAGCTCGAGCAAACTCCTCGTCATACAAGCCTTTCAGCATCTGTACACGATCAGGCGCTTTCTTCAAAGCAATGTAATAGGCAAGTCCTGCCGCCAAACATGGGTAAAACCTAAATGGCACATCTACCGTATTCACACCAGCATCAGCATCTTCAATGCGAACCAGGCGATTAATTATCAATTGATCCGTAGAGTTCTCAGAAGCTGGCCAAATATAAAGCCTTGGCGTTATTTGCTTGTCTAGAAAGAACTGAGTTGGTCGGGCCTGGGTTGACTTATCTGGCAAGCCCCAATACTCAGATCGACCAATTTGTACCATGGCGATATCAGTGGTGTTTGACCCGTCAGTCCTGCGAATCACAACATCAAGCACATCAATCGTCGTAGCAGACAAATCAAGAAACTCATCTCCTTGGGACAATGTTGTGGTGCTGTTTGTCACAGTCCATTGGTTTAACCCTCTGTTTGCCCAATCAGCAAATAGAAGGTTTAGTGACCGCCTTGCAGTCACCCCATCGTAGCCAGTGCGGTACTCAAGGCCGCATCTTTCAAATGCTTCCTCAACGTATTCCGCGACATCTGGCTCGAAATCAGAGCTTCCAGAAGTAGCCATTAATAACTCTTTAATACTTCAAGTATTACGGTATAAGTGTCGCCGCTGCTTGCGCCAATCGTGGTGAACTGAACGTCGCCAGTCTTACCTGATCCTGCGTTATTAGGTATCCCAGAAAATGGCGTGTAGTCATGCATACCATTTGAGTCTGGAGACAACGCAATAATCAACGTGTCTGACGTTGCGTCATTCAATAATTGAACGCCCATGCCAACGCACTGCCACCAGATCTTTGCAATTGCTACCTCGGTGCAAGAATCTCCAGCACTGTTAGCTGCAAGCGCGCTTACATCAACCTTGGTTACTGCGCTTTCGCCAGTGCCGTCGCTAATGTTTGTAAACTTGAGTACGGCTTTTCTCTCACCATCCTGAATGGTTTGAGACGTTACTGTATCAGCCATGCTTTTCTCCTAAGCAGAGAGGGCTTATGCCCTCTCATTGAAGTTAATCAATATATTACTGATCAGCAAACGCAGGCGCAGTAGTACTCGTTGCATTTCCAAAGATTTGGTAATTGGTGGAGTCTTTGCCGATTATGGTCACTTCAAACCCTGCAGGCACATTCAACTGAATGCTGCTGTTTGAGCTTCCATTTGAAAATACTGAGCTAACTTCGTTTCCATCAGTATCTAGGAACGTAACGCCGCCGATGAAAAAGTTAGTGTTTCCAGGGGTAACAATTATTGCATCTGTTGCGTCAGCCGCACCGCCTGCATAAACAAACTTGAACACGGACCCAGCAATAGGTGCTGGCAGAGTGTAAGTGTTGTCTTGACCGCCGTCTGGGACAAGAAGAACTCGTCCACTATGGTCTGCATTGTTAAGAGTTTGGTTGCCATCAGACAGGCTTATTGGGCCAGCCCCATAGGTGCTGACTTCAGTGATTGCGCCAGTGGTGGCATTTTTGCTAATAGCTTTGAAGGTGCTTTCAGATCGCACCGCACCTGAGAAAGTAGTAGTACCCATGTTCATCTCCTGTCGTGGGTTATGTCAGCCACACCATGCGGCTGTCAGGGATAGTTGATTTATACAGCACAAAAAGAAAAGGGGCAACAATGTGCCCCTTCTCCAATTGTTCCATGTGGAACAATTATGCGCCTTGCGATGCAAACACAGCGCGTGGGTTACTGAAGCCGAAGCTGTAACGCTCACGGGCCTTGTAACGCACGTTACCAGTGTTGAAGTCGCCTTCCATAGAAGTTGCGACAGGGCTTCGCTCGAAGTGCTTGAAGCCATCTGGCACGTCGGTCTTAACAAACCAAGCATCAGTGTCCGTCAGGAAGTGGTTCACTGCATAGCCTTGCGGCAGCATGCCCATGTTCCTGATTGCGTTGATGTCGTTGTCAGCCGTACTTACTCGTCCGGGAGTTTCCAGAAGACGATCCGCCACAAACTGAAGCTGTGGAGGAACGACTAGCTTGACGCCTTGCAGAGCCAAGATCATGTTTCGATCATCTACAAAAGTAGAAATACTGATCAAAGCATCTTCCAGAGAAGTCTCGTTCAGATCTGAGTAAGCACTTGGTCGGTTTGAGAACGTACCACCACCAGCGAGGGGGTGTGCGTTTGAAACCAACTCAACACCGTCGCCGCCAGCGAAGCTAGAGTTGAACGCATTGTTCAACACGTTAGCAGCCTTGACTTGCTTGGTGTGTGCCATGCTGCGCGCAAGAGCCTTCGTATAACGAGCGCCTAAGCGGTCATACAAATTATCTTCAACAGCTTCCTCGGTCAACGCGAAAGCAAGCGCAACGGTTTCGTGTGTGTAACGAGCCGTGAACCCTTCGGATGCAGAGTCGTAACCGACACTTTGTCCTTCAGACTTATCACGAGCGTTACCAAAGCCGACGATCAGCACTTCTTCTTCAAACGCTCGGTCTGAAGATTCGGTGTCAAAGATCTCAGCGTGTTCATTCTCATAACGAGAATATTCCATGCCAAATAAAGCGTTGAGACCAGGCTCTAGCTCTTTGGCTAATTGTGCTCTTGAAATAGCCATTAGTTAGCCTCCTATGCTAAACCGGCGCCTTTTTGGCCGTAGATTGAGTTCTGAATAACAACGAGAACGTTGGTATTCGCCGTGGCAACATCTGAATTTTCTGGGTCGCCAGAAATATCAATAGCCTTAATTGGCAAGCCTGCTGTGGTTGCACCCGTGGTTACGTCTAGCTCAGCGCCAGATTTACCAGTTACAGTGCTTCCAGAACTGGTGTACACGATATCGAAGTTACCGAACAAGTCAGTAATCGGGAACGTATCATCAGCTTGGATTTCATACACAACATTCGGATCATCGATAATGAAAGCGATGATGTCCGAAGCATTAGTGCTTGCGGGATAGAAGTTGCTGAACACTTGTTCCTTGGTCGTAGGATCAGTGTATTGACAACCGTTGAACACACCAACGATAGGCACAGTGCCTCCGTCTGCGTGAACCTCTACCGTACCACCAGTAACCTGGGCAACCATATCTCCTTGGAAGATAGCGGTTCCATAGTTAGCAGCGATGCGATATCGGCTTTGTCCACCAGTATAGGGGGCACCGCCCACCATCCGGACTGGACGCATTCCAAAAGCGGCATCTTGGTTCGCCATTTGGGATCTCCGTTTTAGTTAAACACAATCAAAAATGAGGTCATTTCTTCCCTCGTCCAAAAGATACCTGCGTCTTTCTCTCGTTAGAGATTGGCATGGCAGGATGCTCATCCTTCATTAGATCGTTATCAACAGCATGCATCTGTTGGTCGGTCTGCCGAGCGAAATAAGCATTTCTTTCTTTAACGGTTTCCTCAGGAATCTTAGCAAGCATCAGCCCGCCAACACCCACAGTCCCGGTATGGTTGCCTTCGTCAATGACGGGCAAGTCATAACCTTCAATTTCGCTAGGACGTACAGGTTCGTACCCCTCACGGAATCTCATGTGAACATTGGTTTTGTCTGCTTCTCCACGGATGTGGGTCCGCAGCCACCGATACTGCATCCCAGGGGGCGCGTCAGGAGTTTCCAATGCTTGAGGCGGCTTCCATGGTTTACGCGCAGCTTTGGCCTCGCGGCTTCCGCTACTTCTTGGTGTTCTATTAGAACCCTTTATTTCGTCACTCATGATCTTTGCAGCCTCATTTTCTGTTTTGCGTATTCTTTGAACGGTACACCGAGTTTCCTAGCTAATTCCTGTTCGCTCGGCAACAGTTCAACTCTACGAGAGTTTTGATTGCGTCCAGTTCCAGTCGTGCGCGATCCAGAGACAACAGTTTGGACGGGTTTTTGGTTGTCTCCCGCGAAATTTTGCTCGTTAAATTTATGTGGCAATTCTTGCCTAATGCGAGCGTCAATTTGAGCGTAGTATTCATCAGATTCTAAGTCAATACCGCTACTTACAAGATCTTCATGTATAGCAAAAGCTACATTTGTCATGACCTTGTCTCTGCCGAACCACTCATTTTGATTTGTCCATTCAACAGCTTTGTCTGATGGCTCTTGATATGCAGGCTCCTGTTGATAAACAGGATTGTTTGCTTGCTGCTGAGCAAGCTCTTGTTGTTGAGCTTCTGCGGCAGCTTGCTGCTCAGCCCACTTTGCATAATCCACCTTGTATTGTTCAAGATCACGTTGATATTGAACAAGTGCGTTTCGATCCGCTTCAGCCTTTGCAAGCAACTGTTGAGCATCAGCCATAGCGTCTGGGTCGCCAGACTCATAAGCTGACTTCAAGTGGCGCTTGGCTGCTTCAGCCTGAGTTTCAACGCGAGTAGCGAACTCATCACTGTAAGTTTCTTGAATCTTTAGATTCTGTTCAGCGCCAGCAGTTTGAGCATGTTTCATCTGAGACATGAGCGATTCGTTCTGCTCTTGCAATTGCTTAGCGTATTGAAGCGCCTGCAACTCTCTGCGCTGATAGTCTTTAGCTTGGCCTACAGCCTTATTGATACGCTCCTGAGCAGAACGAGCGCGCCTTTCAGCTTCTGTAAGCTCTGGCTCTGCATCAGTATCAGGTGAATCAAACTCTTCTCGAACAGAGTCTTCAGTCACAGGTTCGATGGATTCAGCCTCTTCTTCAGAAAATTCAATGAAAGTAGATTCTTCTTGAACTTCTTCCTGAACTCGCTTGTGTTCAGGCAAAGCGGCCTTGTTTATGTTTTCGTCATCAAGCTTTGATAAAGCTTCAGTCAATGTTTCTTCCGACATGTCATTTCACCTATGCAGACTTGATATCGTCTGGATTAAGAATGGTTCCAATCACTTCATCGTCGTTAATAATTCGCACTTCATGGTCATCCTCAAGGGAGAACCTAGCGCCTGCATAACGACCAATAAGCACCCAATCACCAACTTCACACCAAGGATCGTCGCCAAACTTTTCGTAGTCTTGATAGGCAAGTGGGCCCATCTTCATGACATAACAAACAGAAGTGGCAAGGTTTTCCTTGTCTAGTGTCGATTGGATTAACTGTATACCGCCATCTGTCATGCCCTTTCCCTTGTAAGGAAGTACTAACAAACGGTAACCAGTTGGGTTTGGCATTCTTTCAACCAAAGACTTGTCTAGCACAGACGGGTCTAAAACCCGCTCATCTTCATTCACATATGCATCCGTAACGGACGGTTTTGATGCGATGGAATCTAATAATAGATCACTCATCGAGGGGTTTTTC